GGGTGCTTAAGTTACAGGATCCTGGATTCGGGACCAGACGGTACTCAGACGACGCTTACCGCTGTCATTAAACATCACACCATTGAGGCTCTGAAGCTGTTCCCGAACATTGGACAGCATTGCCGACTGTGATTTTACGGAAATAAATTCATAACCCTGATTCCGCAGGTCCTGAATCAGTTCACGTTCCAGGTCCGATTCGCTCTGGTAGCTGTCGCTTGTTTGCTCAGCTTTGATGTACTTATCAAGGACGATAAAGTTATTGGATTCAGCAATGGTGTGTGTTTGATGAGTCATAGCGCATCCTTTGTGCCGCCTGGCAAGAGCCGGAAGGGCGTTAAGAGTGACTTCCGGCGCGTAAAAAATAGTCTATATACTGACCGGGTGTTAAGGTGGCCCGATCGGTAGCAATGGTCAATTAATTACTGACAGTTTCAGGTTTCGGGAAACTGAACAGTAAATCACGGTAGTATTCGTATTGTTTCTGGCGCAACTCGATTTCACGCGGGAGGCCTTCGGTGATGGAGTTTGTCAGGGTGTCGAATTTATCGAGAAGAGATACGATTCGTTTTTGTTCGTCCAGTGATGGAAGTGGAATTATTAATTTAGCCAAGTCAATTTTATTTACAGCAGGTACTCCACCTTCTTTTTTTAAACTCAATAAAATCCTATTTCTTGATTGAAGAGTATAGAAAAGGAATTTGTTAATTAGGATTTCATTATTTAATGATTTTATTTTATAGCACAAGGGACCTAACCAGAATGGCGTTTTTTGATATCCTACAAAACCAATACCACCCTGCCCCCGAGAAGGTGTAGTTACAGTATCCCCATCGCAGTTGCTCATCGTTGTGTATCCCGATCTACTTGTTCCGGCGTTGATATAATCAAATGTTGCTGCTTTATCAAGTATCTCAGATGGTTTTTGCCCTGTGTTTATCTCGGTGATTTCCCCCAAAGTCTTCCACTTAACCTCACCCTCTTTAAAACTTAACAACTGGTCGCGATAGTAGTTGTACTGTTTTTTACGCATGTTAAGCTCAGCGGTAAGCTCAGCGGTAAGCTCAGCGGTAAGTGCAGTAAACTTATCCAGAATCCGAACGATTTCAGACTGGATGGCAAGGGATTTTTCCGGATTATCCGGGCAGGGGATTGGGAATTCAAGTTTTTCAATTACTGACTTTGAGAGACGCGGAATACTGGCACGGCGTACTTGTCCTGAAATTTTATTCTTTTGCGTCAACAAAAAATGAAACAAAAACCTGTCATTTATGTATTCTGGTGTGATTGCGAAATGAACATCGTCGGCAGCCCAAAATTCATTTTCGCTATAACCAATTTCACCGGCTGCACCCGCACAGATAATGAACGAAGATTGAGCTGCGACATTATACTCATGATAGTAACCGAGTGGTGTCATGCTGTTTTGGTAAACCGCATATTTACCTCTGGTTTCTAACTGAGATTTTACGAGCCGCCTTCCGCGCTGAAAATTTACAACATCTCCCAATGATTTCCACTCAACCTCAACCCCATCCAGCAATTTTTCCAGATAACTCAACTCGCTCATTTCTGCACCTCGCAGCCTTCAATTTCAGCCACAATCGCATCAATATCTTTACGCAACTGGTCGATTTTGCTAACCGTAGTTTTAAGCTCTGCATTTAGCTCAGCAATATTGATAATTTCGCGGTTATCTTTCGCTTCTACATAGCAGCTCACCGACAGGTTATAGTCATTAGCGACAACGGTCTCAAACGCGACAGATTTCGCCAGATGAGCAACATCTTCCTTGCTGGCAAATACCTGCATAATCTGTTCGATATGGGCATCGGTCAGGATATTGTTGTTGGTCTCTTTTTTGAATAGTTCGCTGGCATCAATAAACTGAACTTTGGTATCCGTTTTATGTTTAGACAGCACCAGAATATTGACGGCAATAGTGGTGCCAAAGAACAGATTCGGTGCCAGTGAAATCACGGTTTCGACATAGTTATTATCAACCAGATACTGACGGATTTTCTGCTCCGCGCCGCCACGGTAAAAAATACCCGGGAAGCAGACAATCGCAGCACGACCTTTGGCCGAAAGATAGTTCAGCGCATGTAATACAAACGCAAAGTCAGCTTTGGATTTGGGGGCCAGAACGCCAGCCGGGGCAAAACGCTCATCGTTAATCAGCGTCGGGTCATCGCTGCCAATCCATTTCACCGAATACGGCGGGTTAGAAACGATGGCATCAAACGGTTTTTCATCTCTGAAGTGCGGTTCAGTCAGCGTATTGCCCAGCTTGATATCAAACTTGTCGTAGTTGATGTTGTGCAAAAACATGTTCATACGTGCCAGGTTATAGGTCGTATGGTTGATTTCTTGTCCGAAAAAGCCTTCTTCAATGATATGGTTATCAAACTGCTTTTTAGCCTGCAACAACAGCGAACCGGAACCTGCGGCCGGGTCGTAGATTTTGTTAACGTGGGTCTGGCCATGCATTGCCAGTTGTGCAATCAGCTTAGAGACGTGCTGCGGTGTAAAGAACTCACCGCCTGACTTACCGGCATTTGCCGCATAGTTAGAAATCAGGAACTCATAGGCATCACCGAACAGGTCAATCTGATGTTCGTTGAAGTCACCAAGTTTTAACCCTTCAACCCCTTTCAGAACCGCAGCCAGGCGGGCATTTTTATCTTTAACGGTGTTACCCAGGCGGTTACTGGTGGTATCGAAATCAGCAAACAAACCTTTGATGTCAGCTTCTGAAGGGTAACCGTAAGCAGAACTTTCGATAGCAACGAAGATGCTGTTTAAATCTGCATTCAGTCTGTCATTGGTATTTGCTTTCGCAGCTACGTTGCAGAAAAGCTGACTGGGGTAGATGAAGTAACCTTTGGTTTTGATGGCATCGTCTTTAATGTCATCAGTAATTACGCTGTCATCCAGTTTCGCATAACAGATACTGTCATCACCGGCTTCAATATAGCTGGAAAAATTTTCGCTGATAAAACGGTAGAAAAGTGCGCCCAGAACGTATTGCTTAAAATCCCATCCATCGACCGAACCCCTGACATCGTTAGCAATTTGCCAGATTTGACGATGAAGCTCTGCACGTTGTTGAATACTTGTCATTTTCATCCACTTATTTCAGGCTTATGTAATTGGCGGTGATTCTACAGCAACTTGGATGCTTTAGCAGTTCGGACATTAGGCAACGAATGACCTAATTAGAGCTTTTTGGAAAAGCGGTATTGTCGGTGCGATGATAGCTATGTTTGGGTGCGCGATGGTGCAATACAATGACGGTGAAAAGGTAAGCATCCAGTCTGATGGCTGGTATGGGCTGGATAGCCTGCAAAAAACCGCAGATAAAGCCTGTCAGCAATATGGAAAGTCCAAAGCTGTATATCAGCATAGTGCGAACGCTAACCCTCATCTTACGCCCGGTTCGGGTGTTCAGAATACCATCTGGAAATGTGAGCCTTAAACATGAGCAACTGGAACATAGCAGCTAAAAGCCAGGAAGAAAGGAATAAAGTTAACGTTGACCTGGCTGCCAGGGGGGTTGCCTACAAAGAGCGATTGAACATACCCGTCATAGCGGAACAGGTAGCCCGTGAGCAACCTGAGAACCTGCGCACCTATTTCATGGAACGGCTACGGCACTACCGGCAGTTAAGCCTCCTGCTGCCAAAAGGAAACGATCCGGTATATCAGAAAGAAGATATAGCCAAAAAATAACGCGCCACCAGGCGAGCGCAAAGCATCGCGCTATTGCACACTTCAAGCATCTTTAATGTATACTGTATGGATAAACAGTACTCTGAGGTGAAAACGCTATGGGCTTCCCTTCTCCTGCGGCGGATTATGCTGAGAGCCGTATTTCTCTTGATCAGCAGATAATTAGACATCCTTCAGCGACCTACTTCATGAGGGCAGCTGATAGTCATCATCGTGAGGGAATATTACAGGGTGCATTGCTGGTGGTTGATTCCTCACTTACCCCAGTTGATGGTTCTCTGCTTGTATGCGCTCTGGATGGGGAATATCGCGTAAAAAGATACCGGAAGTATCCACGTCAGCATCTGGAGGATTTAAGCACCGGGAAGAAAGAGGCGTTACCAGTAGATGACGATGGATGCACGGGCAGTAATGCTGTGTTTGGTGTGATCACTCATGTCATTAATGATGCCCGAAGTGGGGAATTTGATGATTGTCCGGTGATTTAAGCTGCAAAGTGCTGGTGCTTTATGCCTGTGAAGTTTATAATTGTGTACACATAACGAGTACACGAGGTGTTTATGCAATCCATTAACTTCCGTACCGCGCGCGGCAACCTTTCTGAAGTGCTCAACAATGTTGAGGCCGGGGAAGAGGTTGAAATCACCCGCAGAGGCCGTGAGCCAGCAGTAATTGTCAGCAAGGCTACTTTCGAAGCCTACAAAAAAGCGGCGCTGGATGCTGAATTTGCATCCCTGTTTGACACTCTGGACTCCACCAACAAGGAACTGGTTAACCGATAATGAGGCATATATCACCGGAAGAACTTATTGCGCTTCATGATGCGAATATAAGCCGCTACGGCGGCCTGCCGGGAATGTCAGATCCGGGTAGGGCAGAGGCCATTATCGGGAGAGTTCAGGCCAGAGTTGCCTACGAAGAGATCACCGACCTTTTCGAAGTCTCCGCCACCTACCTGGTGGCTACAGCGAGAGGGCATATATTCAATGATGCCAATAAGCGTACCGCGCTAAACAGTGCGCTGCTATTTCTACGCCGTAACGGGGTGCAGGTATTTGATTCACCTGAACTGGCAGACCTTACTGTAGGGGCTGCGACCGGAGAGATATCTGTATCTTCTGTCGCCGACACGTTACGTAGATTGTATGGTTCCGCGGAGTAGATTAATGGCACGTAAATACAACAAGTTGTCCCGTGAAGCGTTAAAGATGCTTCTTGATGGCGTGAGTCGCCGCGAGGTAAAGCAATACCTGGTTGGTAAGCAAATTGGTGCCAGGACCGCTATTGCTGTGTTATGCCGTCAGGAAATGGTTGTGCTTAAACAGAGAATGTCGGGCAGCAGATAAAGCCCAATCAGTGATTAAAGGTGTGATGTGAAAGCCGTAATTACTCCCTTTGTACAAAAAGAGCTTGGCGTCGCCACATTCAAAGTGGATCAGGAGGTCAGAAAGCTGGTGGAGGCTGGCCGTAAATTTATTATGGAGCCGGTGCCGCGTGAGTTAATCGAGCACATGGACGACGGCCTCGTTGCTTCCGAGCAAACTATAGCAACAAATGAGGCGTTGCAGCCGTTTTTTAACAGCGATGAACTGTTTCGCCGTATTGGTGGAATTGACGCGCTGGTGGCGTGGTTGCGCAGGAAAGAGGGGCAATGCCAGGCCGCAGATCGTAGCTGGTGTGACAACCATATTGTCCACGCAGAACGAGACAATAGCGCGGTGTTGTTGTGCTGGCATCACGATAACCATTACCGGATGCGTGGTTTTAATGAGCTGAAAGAAACGCTGCATAATAATCGCGTTAACTGGATACTGGATGTCGCCCGTCAGGAAATGGGGCTTTCAGATGGCCATGATTTAAGTATTCAGGAACTGTGCTGGTGGGCTTTCATGCGCGACATGATGCACCTGATGCCGGAAGAAGTCTGCCGTATATCAATAAATAAGATTAAGGCTGCAACGCAGGATAGCGGACCTCTGAAAGAGGCGGATATTCGCCCGTATGACGATCGCGCTACAGCATATGTTCAGATGATGGAAGAACGCGCCGCGCCGATGCGTGCAAAAGTATGCTCTGTGGATGTTGACTCCGACCCTGGCATGGCGCATTTCAAAATACCAAAACTGCAATCGCTAAAATTACCTGAGTACATGGACTTTGTTGCTTCCCGTCCATGCTGTGGGTGTGGAGCTGCGGGAGCTGGCGCTCACATTACGCCTTATATCGTTCGTCATAGTCGATTATGCGCGCATGACATTTACGCAATTCCTCTGTGCCAGTCATGCCAGCGTGATATTGAGCGTGACCGCGATAATTGGGAGAAGACGCACGGTAGGTTGGCGATGCATCAACGATTGTTCTTTGATTACGCGCTTGGAGTGGGCGTTATCACAAGTCATTCGTCGAGTGTTAGATAAAATTGCTCTAATGTATTGCTATTTCTTTAATCGAGGGTATTATATTCCACGTTGATTAGTTGACATGGGCTAATCAGTAGGTGACAGGATGTTACTTAACTGGCAGGGACGCCACTTCATGGAAATAAATCACTCACGAATAACATCGTACGAGATTGCGGATTACATGATCCGCACTAAATCTCTTCTATCAGCGAAAGAACTCGCAGCAATTCTTGAAAAGGAACACCCGCATCTGGATGTCGATAAGCGCGATGTTTATCTGCGCTTAAAGGCTATCGCTGTGTCTAAGTATTCGTCTGTTTTGATTGATGACAGTACACGCCCACGTAGATTTCAGATCCACTCTCTGAATCCTGAATTCTTTCGCCGTAGCCGCGCTCCGCGCCGGTTTGATGAAAAACTCCAGAATGAACTCTATATGACGCAGGACGAAAAGGAACGCCGGGAGCACCAGCCTTGGGTAATGGCGCGTCAACTTTTCAATAAGGTGGCCCGTCAGCACCGTCATTACGGTAATGCCACATCCGCACGTATCTGATTGATTGCTTGCCCGTTCCGGGCCTTTTGACATGTGACTTTCGTTACCCTCGCGTCAAAAAGAGTTTTATACGAAAGGAAGCATAAGTGACCTGGGACGATCACAAGAAGAATTTTGCTCGCCTGGCGCGAGATGGTGGTTACACCATCGCACAGTATGCCGCCGAGTTTAATCTTAACCCTAATACCGCACGTCGTTATCTCCGTGCCTTCAAAGAAGACACCAGGACTGCGGACAGCCGCAAGCCAAATAAGCCAGTCAGGAAGCCACTAAAAAGCATGATCATTGATCACTCTAATGATCAACATGCAGGTGATCATATTGCGGCTGAAATAGCGGAAAAACAGAGAGTTAATGCCGTTGTCAGTGCCGCAGTCGAGAATGCGAAGCGCCAAAATAAGCGCATAAATGATCGTTCGGATGATCATGACGTGATCAACCGCGCCCACCGGACCTTACGTGATCGCCTGGAACGCGACACCCTGGATGATGATGGTGAACGCTTTGAATTCGAAGCTGGCGATTACCTGATAGATAACGTTGAAGCGCGGAAGGCCGCGCGCGCTATGTTGCGTCGGTCCGGGGCCGATGTTCTGGAAACCACTCTTCTTGAAAAGTCTCTTTCTCATCTCCTTATGCTGGAGAACGCCAGGGATACGTGTATTCGCCTGGTGCAGGAAATGCGCGATCAGCAAAAAGACGATGATGAAGGTACTCCGCCTGAATACCGTATCGCGAGCATGCTAAACAGCTGTTCCGCGCAGATAAGCAGTCTGATCAACACCATTTACAGCATCCGGAATAACTATCGAAAAGAAAGCCGGGAGGCGGAAAAGCACGCTTTGTCTATGGGGCAAGCTGGCATTGTTAAGCTGGCATACGAACGAAAGCGTGAAAATAACTGGTCAGTGCTGGAAGCGGCTGAATTCATCGAGGCGCATGGAGGAAAAGTGCCGCCCCTGATGCTGGAGCAAATCAAAGCCGATCTGCGTGCTCCTAAGACCAATACCGATGATGAGGAAAACCAAACAGCATCTGGCGCTCCATCACTTGAAGATCTGGATAAAATCGCGCGAGAACGGGCCGCCAGCCGCCGCGCTGATGCGGCATTGTGGATTGAGCATCGTAGAGAAGAAATTGCCGATATCGTCGATACAGGTGGTTATGGTGATGTCGATGCGGAAGGCATATCAAACGAAGCATGGCTTGAACAGGATCTGGACGAAGACGAGGAGGAAGACGAAGAAGTCACCCGCAAGCTATACGGGGATGATGATTAATGGCCAGAAGTTGCGTAACGGATCCACGTTGGCGCGAGCTGGTGGCGCTATATCGTTATGACTGGATTGCGGCCGCTGATGTTTTGTTCGGCAAAACACCTACCTGGCAGCAGGATCTGATTATTGAGTCTGTGCAGGAACAGGGTAGCAAGACATCTGTTTCGTCTGGTCACGGTACCGGGAAATCAGACATGACTTCTATCATGATCATGTTGTTCATAATCATGTATCCCGGTGCCCGCGCCATTATCGTTGCGAACAAAATTCAGCAGGTAATGACCGGTATTTTCAAGTACATCAAGATAAACTGGGCTACTGCCACCAGCCGTTTTCCATGGCTTGCTGATTATTTTGTTCTGACAGAAACCGCTTTCTATGAGGTTACTGGTAAAGGTGTATGGACTGTAGTACCGAAGGGCTTTCGTCTGGGAAGTGAAGAAGCTCTCGCCGGTGAACACGCAGATCATCTTCTGTATATTATCGATGAAGCCTCCGGTGTCAGTGATAGAGCTTTCGGTATCATCACCGGTGCTCTTACCGGACAGGATAACCGCATCTTATTGCTGTCACAGCCTACACGCCCAAGCGGCTATTTCTACGATACACACCATAAACTGGCCAAGCGTCCTGGTAACCCTGATGGCGTTTATACGGCGATCACGCTTAACAGTGAGGAATCACCGTTGGTAACGCCAGCATTTATCAAAATGAAGCTGGCGGAGTACGGCGGGCGTGATAACCCTATGTACATGATTAAGGTACGCGGCCTATTCCCTAAATCACAGGATGGCTTCCTTCTTGGACGTGATGAGGTTGAACGTGCAACGCGGCGGAAAGTCAAGATTGCAAAAGGATGGGGCTGGCTTGCATGTGTGGACGTTGCTGGTGGTACGGGACGGGATAAGTCCGTTATCAATATCATGATGGTGTCCGGCCAGCGAAATAAACGCCGTGTAATCAACTATCGAATGCTGGAATACACAGACGTTACAGAAACGCAGCTTGCCGCCAAAATTTTCGCAGAATGTAATCCTGAGCGATTCCCAAATATCACCATAGCGATAGATGGCGATGGCCTGGGTAAAGCAACGGCGGATCTGATGTACGAGTATTATGGTATTACCGTACAGCGTATACGCTGGGGTAAAAAGATGCATAGCCGTGAAGATAAGAGCCTGTACTTTGATAAACGTGCTTATGCCAACGTTCAAGCCGCAGAGGCCGTAAAATCTGGTCGTATGAGACTGGATAAGGGTAATGAAACTATTGAGGAAGCGTCGAAAATCCCTGTAGGGATTAACTCCGCAGGTCAATGGAAGGTGATGAGTAAGGAGGATATGAAGAAAAAACTCAACCTGCACTCACCAGACCATTGGGATACATATTGTTTCGCTATGCTGGCGGATTATGTTCCTCAGGATGAAGTGCTTAGCGTCGAAGACGAAGCGCAGGTTGATGAAGCTCTGGCATGGCTTAATGAATAAATATTTGCTCTAATAAATTGTGTTTTTTAACTACCGATGTTACATTGAACCTGACCTCTTGCGCCTTGAGGCATTTTCGGTTTATGCTTATCAGGCACCTCAGTAAAACGGGTGCCGGGATTGAGACCCCGGATAATGCAAAAGGCGACACAGACGCCAAAAGCGTCTTTTTTTGTGTCATGCCATCGCACAGCCATACGTAGCGTTTAGCTCAGAGATCAATGGTAGTGCTGGCTGGGCTGCCGAAAGGCAGGCCGGTTCCCTTTTGCGCCGGTAGTCTCAACCCAGTCAGTGCTACCGCCATTGAGATTGAGACCTCACGCGGTAGCTCCTTAAATTAGCAAAAGGAGGCTGCCATTGTGGCTACTATCCCTACCCCTGCTCATCCTGAATTTATCTGGCGCTTTTACTCCTGCCAAAAACGTCACTATCACTTCGTTATTGCACCGACAGAAGATGAGGCACGTTCTCAGCTTCCGGATGCTCCCTGTATTTTCTCTGCCCGCTTTTCTACCGATTCGCGCAATTCTCTCAGTTACTGGTGCCTCCCTGTTAACGCTTCTGCTCAGGAGGGACTATGAGAACGTCATTAGTCACCCGTGAAGAGATGATCGAGGCAATTGAACAGCACACTGCCTGTATCAGTACCAGGGATATACCGGGCGTTATTGCCAACTACTTCATTCATGATCACCAAACAACTTTACCGGAGAAAGGACAAACACGCGGTTCACCGCATTCTGCTAACCGATATCCGTGAATACCTGCTCGAACAGGGTCATCTGAATTACGCAACCGTCGCAGCCGAAGCACGCAAGGAGGCACACAGAATGAAAGCAACTAACGTTAAATCAGAAAAAATTTATGCACCTTCAGTTCAGGAATCGGAACTGGTGGTTGTTCAGAATCAGCCGGATGAAATTCCCGTTCTGGAATGGCAGGGAGTACGTGTCGTGACAACCGAAACTCTTGCTAGAGGGTATGGGGTCGATGAAGCCAATATTCGCAACAATTTGTCTCGCAACCTTGACCGCTTTGAAGAAGGTAAGCATTACTTTCTTCTAACTGGTTTAAAATTAAGAGAATTTAAGAACAGAGTAACCGGAAGTTACTCTGTTGGTAAGAACGCCAGAAGCCTTACACTCTGGACAGAGCGCGGCGCTGCACGCATGTCTAAGATCGTGGACACAAATGAAGCGTGGGCATTCTTTGAAAAACTGGAAGACAGCTACTTCCGACAAAAAGAACAGCAACCGATCGCAATCCCCCAGACGCTTCCAGAAGCTCTGCGCCTGGCTGCCGAACTGGCTGAACAAAAGCAGCTTCTGGAACAGAAAGCCCACCAGCTAAATCAGCAGCTGGTGGCCGCCGCTCCTAAAGTCGATTTTGCCGACCGGGTATCAGTAGCTAAAGGGATCCTGATTGGGAATTTTGCAAAGGTTGTTGGACTTAAGCAAAACGCGCTGTTTGCCTGGTTACGGGAGAACGGCATCCTGATAGCGTCCGGTGGACGTAAAAATGTGCCGTTCCAGCAGTACATCAATGCGGGGTATTTCACGGTGAAAGAAGTGATGCTGGATGATGAAGATGGCTACCAGATACGGTTGACGCCTCAATTAACGGGTAAAGGCCAGCAGTGGTTGACGCGTAAACTGCTCGATGCTGGCTTGTTAAAACCGGTGGCGGCTGAATAATGGAAGAATGCCCGGTTGATGCCGGGCATAATTTATTGCGCGCTTTCGGGGTTGTCGTTTACTGGCTGCCCCTTCTTGGTTTTACGGCTGCGCGTAACTGATGCGGCTGACTTAACCTTTTTCTCTTCGCGAGTGATGGCAATTTGTTTTTTTACATTTTCAATATCTGCCAGGCGATATATTTTTGCTTGCGGCCAGCGGTCGCAGATGATCGGTTCTATGGAGTCATAAAGGCTAAATTTTGCTTTTTCGAATTCACCGTTGATGATAATTCCATCACGGAGAGTTTCATCGCAGATAAACACGCCACACAGTGGCACATGGTAACTAACTGATTTACCATCATTGTAGTTAGGGCTACTGGAAATGTAGTGGACGCGCAGCATTGTTTCGCTAAAGCCGTGTACGCGCATACGGAATTTTTCATCCTCCGGGTACTGCCTCATTAGCTCTTTTGTTGCTTCCAGGTTCTCTATGTATTTCGCACTGTGCTCATTGATCCCCGCGCTTTTTTGGATGCGAATGTCCTTATCAATCAGATGAATAATGCGGCCAGCGGTCATGTTGACGCTGTTCACAGCTTCTGTCTGATAAGTTGTAACCTTGCGCACACCGCGAAGGATGTTAGGCACTGGATATAAAATAGTCTTTGGGATATTGAGGTCTGGGTACTGTTCCAGTTCCCGCGCCATTAAAGTCCATTTATCAATTTCAGCCTGAATGCTGTCCGTTTCTTTGAACGGTAGAACGACAACCGGGCGTACAGGACGACCGTCGCTGGCGGTATCAACGTGTTGGGCGCGTGCAACAGCTTTTTTTAGAAAGAGATCCCTGAAGCTGACGAACTCCTGGTACAGTTGTTCGCCGTAGACATAATTTATCATTGATCCTCCTCCAGAATTGACATGGTCAATAACGCCCGGCTGAGAAAACCGGTCATTACTGACCTATATTATAGAGGGATCAAACAAAAATAATAGATTTATTAGTGCATTTATTGTGAGTCTAACTGGTTAGTTGCCATGAGATATTCGATTGTGTCAGTGAGGTCATCCAGGTCGTCTTGGGTGATGCGGTACTCCTGATTGGATATCTTTGAGTAGTGTTCAGCAATGGCGCGGGCAGCGTCGGTTTCGGCAGGGTCTACAGATAAAGCGTTAGAGCAATGTCTAACGTCGTCGATGGTTGGTTGAATGAAAGCCATAATTATGCCTCACTGTATTGACAACACAGAGCCTGAAGCTCTGACCTACTGTTTCACCCATGATCCATGCTGGGGTAATCTAACAACATTGCGCTGTGTGTAAGATGAGCAATGCATAGCTGTAATGCCGTTGTATAAGGTTTCCCTGTTTGCTCATTTCCTTCTGAGCCGCTCTACAACGCTGAAGACACATTAAATAGTGAATCCAAAGTCGTATTACGTAACGGCGGCAAAACTATAATTTATTAGAGCAATTGTCAAACAACTATGAAAAACAATCCAGTTTTTAGCTGGTGGAGTGGGATTTTTCTCTCAAAATTTATTGCTCTAATAATTCTTGATTTTTGTGCGCAGCTGGACGTAAACTCCTCTTCGGACCTAATAACTTCGTATAGCATACATTATACGAAGTTATATTAAGGGTTATTGAATATGATCAATTTACCTGTAAATCCATACAGTTCAATACCTTGGCAGGTCAAATAGTGATCACTTGATCATTTGATCAAGGTTGCGCTACGTAAAATCTGTGAAAAATTGGCGGTGTCAGTCCTACAGATTTCGCGTAGCGCACTTAGCACCACCAATCAATCAGAGGTGAAAAATGGGATATTCAGCTGCTAAAGTGTCCACTCATCTTGAGCTTGAGAAAAATCGTGGTTACTGGCGGGCAAAAGGGTTTGATCGTGATAGTTGTCAACTGTCATTATCGCGCGGTGAAGAAAAGATAGAACGCAGTCGCGGTCGTTGGCGTTTCTATGACGAGAACCATAAACAGGTAAAGGCAGAGCCGATCCTGTACACTTTACTTAAAACCATTATCTGAGTGTTAAATGTCCAATTTACTGACCGTACACCAAAATTTGCCTGCATTGCCGGTCGATGCAACGAGTGATGAGGTTCGCAAGAACCTGATGGACATGTTCAGGGATCGCCAGGCGTTTTCTGAGCATACCTGGAAAATGCTTCTGTCCGTTTGCCGGTCATGGGCGGCATGGTGCAAGTTGAATAACCGGAAATGGTTTCCCGCAGAACCTGAAGATGTTCGCGATTATCTTCTATATCTTCAGGCGCGCGGTCTGGCAGTGAAAACTATCCAGCAACATTTGGGCCAGCTAAATATGCTTCATCGTCGGTCCGGGCTGCAACGACCAAGTGACAGCAATGCTGTTTCACTCGTCATGCGACGGATCCGAAAAGAAAACGTTGATGCCGGTGAGCGTGCAAAACAGGCGCTGGCGTTCGAACGCACTGATTTCGACCAGGTTCGTTCACTCATGGAAAATAGCGATCGCTGCCAGGATATACGTAATCTGGCATTTCTGGGGATTGCTTATAACACCCTGTTACGTATAGCCGAAATTTCTAGGATCAGAGTTAAAGATATCTCACGTACTGACGGTGGGAGAATGTTAATCCATATTGGCAGAACGAAAACGCTGGTTAGCACCGCTGGTGTAGAGAAGGCACTTAGTCTGGGGGTAACTAAACTGGTTGAGCGATGGATTTCTGTCTCTGGTGTGGCTGATGATCCGAATAACTACTTGTTTTGCCGTGTCAGAAAAAATGGTGTTGCCGCGCCATCTGCCACCAGCCAGCTATCAACTCGCGCCCTGGAAGGGATTTTTGAAGCAACTCACCGATTGATTTTCGGGGCTAAGGATGACTCTGGCCAGAGGTACCTGGCCTGGTCTGGACACAGTGCCCGTGTCGGAGCCGCGCGAGATATGGCCCGCGCCGGAGTTTCAATACCGGAGATCATGCAAGCTGGTGGCTGGACCAACGTAAATATTGTCATGAACTATATCCGTAACCTGGATAGTGAAACAGGGGCAATGGTGCGCCTGCTGGAAGATGGCTATTAGCCATTAGCGCGCAAATGATTGCTCTAATTCTTTGGTATTTATGGTGACATGTGAGAAAGGATTTCAACATCGACGGAAAATATGTAGTGCTGTCTGTAAGCACTAATATTCAGTCGCCAGCCGTCATTGTCACTGTAAAGCTGAGCGATAGAATGCCTGATATTGACTCAATATCCGTTGCGTTCCCTGTCAAAAGTATGCGTAGTGCTGAACATTTCGTGATGAATGCCACCGAGAAAGAAGCACGGCGCGGTTTTGCCAAAGTGATGGCCGAGTTTGGCGAATTTTTGGGGCACGTTGACAAAGCCCTTTCAATCAGTTCAGCAAGGTCCAAAGCGTTAACAGCTTCCATGCTGAAATAAAAAAAGCCTGGCAAGGAGCCAGGCTGCACAAAAGAGCGGGTTTGTATTCCGCATTCAATCAATCAAGAAGGAGTATAGTACACAGGTACTGAAGTGAAAAAATGTGATTCGCGATAAACAAATAACTTTAATTGCTCTAATTGATTGCTATAATTGAGCCGCAGTTTTTGTCAACTACGAAGACGTTGCCATTACTTCACTCCTTGACATCATTGGCGGCCATTAGGCCGCCTTTTTTTTGCCATATGAAAACAATCGAACAAAAACTTGAACAGCGCCGCGAGTGGCAGAAGGCAGCCAGAGAACGAGCGATCGATCGGCAACGGGAAAAGTTGGCTGACCCCGCCTGGCGAGAATCGCAATATCAGAAAATGCGGGATTCTATCGACCGCCGTATCGCTAAACAGAAAGAGCGCCCACCAGCCAGCAAAACGCGGAAAAGTGCGGTAAAAATAAAATCTCGTGGCTTGAAGGGGCGAACACCGACGGCGGAGGAACGGACCATCGCCAATGCTCTTGGCACTCTCCCCTGCATTGCCTGCTACATGCATGGAGTAATATCTGAAGAGGTGTCTCTGCACCATATCTCCGGTCGTACCGCGCCGGGTTGTCACAAAAAGCAATTGCCCCTTTGTAGATGGCACCACCAGCATGCAGCACCGGCTGAAGTAAGAGGGGTTTGAGGGCCAATGATGTAAAAAACCACGCTAAGGAGGTAATTCATTGTTTAAATTGAGATTTAACGGCCTCAATTCCCCCTTCATAATATCCTCCGGTAGTGTGAACGTATAATGTCCCAGCATGTTGATATGACCATGCATCAGAGGCGAAAGCCGCGCGATATGTTCATCTTCTGGCCCTTCCCCAGTGCTACGCAGGTGCGACAAGGCTTCCTGCATATAAAGCGTATTCCACAGCACCACTGCGTTTGTCACCAGACCCAGCGCACCCAACTGATCTTCCTGCCCCTCGCGGTAACGTTTTCTGATCTCACCACGCTGACCGTAGCAAATGGCTCTTGCCACGGCATGGCGACCTTCGCCCCGGTTAAGCTGTGTTAGGATCCTGCGGCGATAGTCCTCATCATCAATATAGTTGAGAAGATACAGTGTCTTGTTAACTCTTCCGACCTCCATTATTGCCTGAGCAAGCCCTGACGGTCGGGTACTTCTCAATAGCGATCGAATGAGTTCTGACGCATGAATTGTGCCCAGCTTCAGCGAACCTGCAACCCGCATCATCTCATCCCAGTGGCTTTCGATTTTAGAAAGGTCAACACAACCCCGAGCCAGTTCGTCCAACGCCCCGTAATTCGCTGCTTTGTCAGCCCGCCAGAACACCGCCTCACCAGCATCCGCCAGACGAGGTGAAAATTGGGGCACTGTTGCAAATAGTCGGTGGTGATAAACTTATCATCCCCTTTTGCTGATGGAGC